AATGACGGCATCCAATTCTAGGAAGCCTATCTTTTTTCTAACAAGCAATCCAAAAACATCGAGTAGTGCTACTTTGATAGCCATTAGTAGCCTCCTAGAGCTTGAAAACCGTTCATCATGCCACCGCTAAAACTTCTACCTAATGCCTTGGCTTGTGTGCTTGAAGGCATACCATTAAAGTTAAACGTGTTCGTATTGACAAGCGACTTATTGCTTGTGTTCGTTGTGCCTGCCCCTTGACGTTGTGCCTTTGCTGGGTTTGCTTGTACCTTTACACCACCGCCCCCAAATACGCCAATCAACTGTCCTATTTTCTCCATGCTGAATGATGCGACTAAACTAGCCATTTTAGAAAGCCACGCATAGGCGGTTTGAATCGCACTTGTGACACTTTTCCAATTCATTACAAGCACGGCTAACGCTCCAATAAGTGCGGATATACCTACTATCATCCAAGTAGTCGGGCTTGCTAGCATCACGGCGTTTGCTATTGCTTGGTATAAGGCATAAGCTTTTGTAATGGCTACAAAGGCAACCATTGCTGTAGTTAATGCTACCACTCCACTTGTGAATAATGGCAGGTTATTTATAATCAATTTCATTAACGGTTCTAGTATTTTAAAAACAGTAACCGCTCCATTGATCGCCATTGTTAAATTATCAAAAAATTGAGAAACGGCAATCCCTATCAAATCTTTATTTCTTATTAAATAATCAGTGGTGCGTTGTATCAATTTATCAAGCACTTGAAGAAACTCTTGAGGAGCTTTGATTTTGTCTTTAAATGCTAGTCCTATTCTTAATCCCATTAAATTAAACTTGTTAATCACCATGTCTAAGGTTAGGGGCATTTGCTTAAATTGCTTATTCAAACGTGGCAAGGCATCTTCAATAGCAATGAACATCATTTTGTTTGTTAGTTTTTGTTCTAAAACCAAACGTCTTAAAGCTCCAGCCGTGCCTTTTGAGCCTAAAATGCTTTGAGCCATTTCTTTCACAAGCAAAGGGGCCCCATCTAATAATGAATTAAACTCTTGAGCTTGAATAATAGGGTTTCCAAATGCCTGTCCTAATTGCATTAATGCCCCTTGCTGTGATGCGATTGTGCCACCGCTAAGGATTAAAGCCTGCGAAACGCCTTTTGTTACATTCATCATTTGTTGTTGTGTGACATTCAACTCTTTAGCGTTCATGTTTAAACGCCCATACACATCCGCCACGGCATCAAAGGCAAGCCCTGTTTCACTACTTATGTTAAGCAATGCTTGAAAGTCTTTAGTGGCGTTTTTAGTGTTGCCACTTAAAATGCCGATCTTTGCAATAGTTTGCGTAATCTGACTATTAAGCTTTAACATTGCATAGGTTGCCGTGGGTATCGCTATCGCTAAACCTGCAAACACACCTGTTAAAACTCCACCCACCCTATCGCCAACATCGCCTAGCTTTTGCATTCTTTTTTCAACATTATTAACGGCTTTATTAAGGCGACGGTCTACTTCTTTTAAAGCAGGCTCGTTTAGCTTGGTTTCGATTGTGACTAGCAACTCTCTAAGGGATGCCATTATCTACCGCCCTTCTTTTGCTTGGCTTCTGCTTCTGCTTGCATCAAGGCTTGCACGTCGTCTTTCATGTCTAGTATAGCATTCATTTGTAACAAGTCCTCATAGTCGTAAACCGTGCGTAACTCGTTTAATGTCGCCATGCCTTCACGAACCAATCGCCATACAAGCCAATCGTCTAAGATGCTTTCGCCTATTGTCCCATAGGAGCGGTCGTCGTACTTGGGTTGACGGCTTGGCTTCCAAAACCCTGTAGCATCGGCAAAAAATTGTTTACCTTGATGACCTCGGCTAATACTTCAAACAATTCACCCCAATTACTAGCATAGTGATCGTCGAACACAGTCATGACGCTTTGAGTCTTATTGTCTAATGTGATGTAAGTGTGACGTAACATATCCTTAATCAAGTTAAAATCGGGGTCGTGCGTTAAGCTGTATTCACAAAACGCTGTCGCCAATTTCACTAGGTCGATTAAGTTAAAATTAACGTCGCCTTTTTCATCTTTTTCAAGCTTAATGTTTAAATCGCTTAAATGGCTACCAATCAACCGCACAAGTTTTAAACCCTGCGTTGCTGGGTGCGGTGTGATGTCGTACACATTGCCGTTAATCGTGGCACGTTGTGCTTTGCTAATTAGACTCACTAGCTAGCCCCTCCATAGTTGATGTTCACATCAACGGCGGTAAATTGATACTCACGACCGCCTGCTTCAAGCTCTCCACTAATAGAAGGCAATGCCTTAGGGTAACAGATACCCACTGCTTGCGTGTTTAATGTGTTAGCATCTTTCAACAAGAAAGGCGTGCTGGCTTGTGTACGAATCAAGCTGTTTAACACATCATTGCTTGGTGAGCCGTTTTGAATCGTGAAGTTCAAGCTCCAGCTAATGTTGCTGTTAATGTTTCTAGTAAAATCCTTGTCTACACCCATTGACGTGGTGGAGATGTCAGAATCGGGTTCAAGGGTGATACCTGAACCTTCCATAAACCCCTCAATAGGGATACCGCCTAAAATCAAGTTAATCTTCTTAGGGTCGTGGTTATACTGTGCCATTGTGTAAGCTCCTCTAAACGGTTACGGTTCCTGTGATAGTCATAAACTTAATAGCCCCAATCAAACGAGCTTCAAACGATGCCTTGTACAAACGGTTTGCACGGTCTGTAGCCTCTGTTAGCTCGACGCTTGGAGTGGTGACAGTGAAATCGGTATCGATTAAACGAGTGCCTACCGCCTTTTGTAAGCGTGAACGAATCACCTGCTCAACACTGGCAATACCCTTAGTGTCGTAACCCACTTTTGCGAATCTGTCTGCTTGTTGCGTCAACAAGAAGTAAAGGTCTTCTTCAAGGCGTGTTTCAAGCCATGCCGTGCCGTGGATCACATCGCCCCATTCACCACCTGCCATTTTACCGCCCAATGTACGCACGTTGGAGCCGTCGGTTTCAAAGGCTTCTACATTCTTAAAGTTTAATGTGTTACGCTCTGTTTGAGTAAACGCTAGCTTGCCTAGGGCTGGGTTGAAGGATGAAACTTGTCCGACTACCTTTTGATTGTGCCATGCGGTTGAACCCGCTGCTTGAAACTGATTCTCAACAATAGGTAACACACGCCCAATAATTGCCATTTCAGGGAATGCCCCTATGGTGTTTGTTGAGCTGTACACATTGTAGTGATAGGTAACATGAGCGTAATCGTTATCTAATGCTTTTAAACTGCTTCCTACGTCGGTCGTATTACCGTCAACCAAGGTGTTAGCGTCTGACGTTCTAAAGAAGACAATCTTACGACCTGCCAAGGCTTGAATCGTTGCACCTAAAAGCAACTGGTTTGCTTTAGTGTCGTCTTGAATAGCCACGGCGTAAAAATCATCTCGTACCGCTTGAATAGCCGTCAACGCTTGACTGTATGTTTCAGTGGCTAGCTTGTAACCAATGAGCAACTGCTTAGCGTTGCCACCTTGTGCGAAAAATGCTTGTGATGCCAAGTATTCAGCGGTCGTGTTTGTGTACTTCAACTCGACTTCTGCAAGGCTTGCATAACTAGCGACACGACTAACAGGCGTATAGGTGATGTTCCCTGTAGTGCTTAAAGAAGTGCCTGCCGTATAGGTAAAGGTGCCTGTAGTGGGAACCGTTGCAACGACATAGCGTCCGTCGACACCTGTTCCTGTCAATGCGTCTACATCAATGATTTGACCAACGACTAAACCGTGGCTTGCTTTAGTAACCGTTACGACGGTTGTTGTTTGAGAGTAAGTCCCACCAGTTACGGCGGTTCCTAATGCTCCCGTTTCACCAATAAACAAAGGTACACCAAAGCCTGTGCGTGGTGCAAACGATGTAAGAAGTGAAATCTGTACATCTATAAAGTTCTTAATTAAAGATAATGACACTATGCTGTCCTCCATGTTGCTAATACATCTACATCGTCAATAACACTATTAACATATTCCACCGCTCGGCTTGTGTGCATGCGTAACGCTATGTTGTAGCGTGGTTGCCACTGCTCCCCAAACAACGCCGATACATCCGTTGGAGGCTGTATCACTTCCTGCATTGCTATTTTTCCCTGTAGTTCAAGCAAGCGTGCCGTGTGGTCTTCTAAACCGTCTAACACGGTATCCACCAACGCCTCAAGTTCTACCTGTCCGTTTTTCTTTCCGTAAAAGTTCACATCTAACGTAAACGCATAAGTGCGTGTGACATCTTGCGTGCCGTCGGTGTCAATAGCCGTTCTAAAGCTTCCTGTAGGCTGAATGCTTTGAATGTTAAGCGTTAAATAAGGAGCCGTTGGAGCTGGTGCGTTTTGATTCGCACGGATCACACGCACATTTGAAAGCGTGGTGAAGTAGCCAATTAGAAGCGTGTATAATTCGTTCATTGTGCCACCTTCTGCACCAAATAGGCGTTATGGTTCACAATGTTGTTCTGCCAAGGGCTTTTACGTTGCACGACAAAACCTACACCGTTAATCGTGACAATATCCGCCGTTGTGCCTGCATCTTGATTAGCCACGTTTAGAGCGGTGTCCGTGTAAAGCGTGTAAGTTTCTAAATCTCTTTGAGCCTCGGGTAACGCCTGCAACGCTTTACCTGTGGCTGGTTGAACGCTTGCCTGTATAGTAAGTGTACTTTCTACACCTTCAACAAACAAGCCGTCTTCTTCATAAGTGCCTGCGGTTTTACGTTGTACCGTTAATGGTCGTCTAAATACGTTGAAAGGTGTCATCGTGGACGCACCTCATACGTTATAGCTCTTAGTAAAGCCCCTGTATCAAATAAGGTTGTTTTCCCTGAACCCTTTTGTTTAATTGTACTAGGGGCGTTTGCTGGTGCTATGTTGCTTCTTAGTTTCTTTTGTACGTCGCCTTTTGCTTTGATGCCTAGCAAGTCCCACACACGGCTCGCATCGGCTTTCATATTAAGGATGCCTTTGATACCGTTTTCTAGTTGTCTTTCCCACTTGCCTATTTGCTCGTCATAGGTCGAACGTAGAAAACTACGCTGTGGGATGCTTTTAGTACCGAACTCGTTGTAAGTGGCATATTCTGCAACGTTTGGGTCAATAACACCCACTACTAATTTTTGATTGCCGATTTTACGAAGTTCAGCCGTAATCTTTTTAGTGTTGTCTTTTAATGTGGTAATTTTTACGCCCATGGCATCACCGCCGATCTGAACGCTACACCGCCCATGCACTGTCTAAGCAGTTGTAAATACTTTTGACCGTAAGGCGTTTGGTTGTAAGGGCTTTTGCTGTTTAATATACTTGCGTCATAACTAACTCTTAATTGCCCTTCTTGCAAGTCAGTAACACTTCCTGCATTGCCTGCACGGTTTGCCATTGTGACGTTGTGAGCCGTCAAGTAAGCCACAATATAAGGGCGTAAATCGGGGCATAAAGAAACGCCCACCTCTAATTCTGCTAAACCTAACAGATCCATCACCTGCTGGCTCTGGGTGTCCAGTTCAGGGGCAATGCTAGGGATTAACTCTATAGAAGTGGGCATGTTTGCTTTTCTCTCTACTTACTTTTTGGATTCTTCAGCGTTTTCGACTTCTTTAGGCTCTTCAGCCTTTTCAACGCCTTCATTCTTTTTGGCTTTTTTAGATTCAAACTCTAAAACGCCAAGCTCAACTGCTAACGTCGCCGTCTTCAGCTTCTCAAAGTCTTCTTTGCTGACATCGTTCCATTCAGGAAACAAAACAACGCCGTCGTATTGAAAGACTGTTTCTTGGTTTAACTTAACTTTTGTCATTATGTGGTCTCCTAAATACCATATTTTTTGGTGAATGCGAGAGGGTAATAAACAACCGCTCCGCCATTACGCCCATAAGTATTGACTTGGAAGAATGTATCCGTTGATTGAGGAGCCAACTCTTCATAAACAATCGGAGCGACCAATTCAATATAACGTGAATCAGTTCGTCCAATTAAGAAACCTTCAGTGCCTCCAGTGAAAGCCCCTACTAGCTCGGGAGCTTGAATGATAGTGGTAATTGAAGGGCTATCAATCATAAACTGCTCTAATACGCTTCTTGTATTATCTGTGTCTACTTTTGAAGTGGACATAACACGGTATCGCTGAGGGCTAATAACAAGCAGGTTAGGTTGATTCTCAACACCTTGAGTAACGCTAATAATATCCGAAACCGCACCGTTTAAATCACGGAGGATCTTATCACCTGTTTTAGTTGACCATAAAGCGGATGAACCAGTACCATCAGCAACAACTTGAGCGTTAGGAATAGAAGCATTGCTTAAAACCCCCACTACGCCATAGGTTGCGTTTCCGACCCAAAATAGACGGTTGTGTTCTTGAGCAATAGCCTCACGAGTTGCTAGAGCTTTCTTTTCTAACAAGTCGATTCCTTGACCTGCAAAATCAGAGGCTTCCCATACTTCTTCTAAAGTATACAAACGCTTTGCTTCTAACTTTCTAATGTTAGAAGTAAAGGCTTTTCCATTTACTTCTACCGTTGGAATATCAGTTGCATATTCTGCCGTTATTTTAGCAAGGGCTTTTTTATCATACTGATAATAGGTCAACGTCGTAGCGGTTCGTTGAACCCCTAATCGAATGCCAAATGTATTTAAGGCGGTGAAGCCTGCGTATACAATGTCCTTCGTTTCAGGTAATACGTACTCAAGATGACGCTTAAAATAAGCCGTTTGGTTTGCATCTAAGTTAGTTTGCTGTTGAGCATTCATTTTGCTTATGTCCTTTCTACAAGTTTATGTCAATTTCAACAATAGTATCAGTCCCACCAGTTTTAAACTTACCTACAAGCAAGTTAGAACCAACGGTAGCCGTGAACTGCCCTTGAGTAGCACCAACCGCTACAATCGCATAAGCTGGGGATCCTTGCGTTACGGCTCCTACGGCTTTACCATAGACAACACCCTTGCTTAAAACACTAACCATTTGACCAGTTAGAATATCTTCCGCTTGATCGTTGATTTGCTCATGGGTGTAAATTGCCACACCTTGAGGGACACCTGAAGCTGCGGTTAATCCGACTTGGTTGTCAGACGTTACACGTTGAACTGCCCGACCGAAAGGAATGTTAGCAGTTGCTACACGGCTATCCACACGCTCAATTTGAATCGCTTGCCCTTCATAAGAGCTTCCTCTGTAAACGCTATAAGACGTTTGAGACATTACTTAATCCCTCCTTGTTTTTGGGCTTTTTGAAAATTGTAGACATCATTTGCTGAAATAGAGCCTTTTTTTAATTGGCTAGATTCAACCAATGACATAGCCTGCTTTTGCTTGGCTAGGGCTTCATCTTCGGCGCTAGGCAACGATTCAATCAACGCATCAAAACGAGCGTTTACATAGTCGTCACTTTTACCGTCAAGGTTAATCGCTTCATGCTTAGCTTTAATAACCGTTTCTTTAATTAAACGATCACTAGAACCTTGCAATGCGTCAACATTAACCACACGCTTAGCAGTTTCCAACAAGGCGACACGTTCAGCGACGGCTTGAGCCATTGCTTCGTCGTTATGCGTTGCTTTCACGGCTTCAAGCTGTGCTTTCAACTCGTCTACTTGCCCTTTTAAGGCTTCTGCATCGTTACGGGCTTGCTTTTCAGATAGCACCGCTTTTTCGTATGCTTTAGCAACCTCGGCATCGGCTCGATAGC